TATCTTCGTAAAGAGGACATGAGTCTCATGAAATTGCCGGCGAGAAATGCTCGTGCACAACAGTTAAGTCCTACTGACAAATGGGTTGAGGTTCGTTGGCGTCCTATTACTTCTGATGATATGAAGGCAACATTTGTTCAGGGTGACGAAAAGGCTACGAAGGATAATAGAAAAGCACTTGGTTACTTTGCTATATATCAGAGGCCTGGTGATGAAACTTCTGCTGTTCGATGGTTGAAAACTGTTGAGTACGGTGACGAACAGTGGGCCCGTTCTACATCTGAGTATGGTTTTACTAGTGAGCAAGCTAATACTTTTGGTGGTGTTATTGAGACTGTGGATTCTCCTGACTTACTTGGTCTTGCTCCACGGCTTCCTGAATCTTTAACTGTTGACGCACCCCCAAGACCCATGACTGCTAGCGAAGAGGCGATTGCTCGTTTGCAATCTGATTTGGAATCTATATCTACTACTGTTGACGCATCGAATGCGTCAACCAAGAAGGCTCGTACTGCTGCACGTTCTGCGAATATCGAGGCTCAGAAACTTGTTGTTGATTTGCAAACACAATTTGATTCTGTTAAAGGTTTGGTGCAACCTTACGACCCTGTTACCATTAAGAGACTTGAAGACCGTGTTCGTGAAGTACAGGATATGATTGCTCGTACTGAGGTTGGTGTTGCTTTTAAACCTGGAGTTCGTGTTAATAAGACTTCTCGTGTTAGAAGCAAGATTGACGGTAAGTATTACAATGAATCTAGGCCGGATGTTGCAGGTCGCACTGAAGTTCGTACTCGTGCCAAAGGCACTTCTGCTTCTGCTCGTTCTTACAGTGAAGGTTTTAATACCCTTGAAGAAGGTCTTGAAATGCTTCGTACTATAGGTACTCGTGGTAAAGGGTTTAAGGATTTGGAAGCCATTGCGGTGCGTCAAGTGCAATTGGAAGTGGAGTTTAAAGCTGCTGCTGCTGTTCTTGAATCTACCGAAATTGAACAACGTTTGATTGCGGGATTGCAGAATTCTATTTTGACTATTGAGAAGTCCGGTCGTGTTGCTAATGCTGCTGGGCAACAAGTTGGGCAGTTTCCAACCAGTAATGTTCGTAAGTTTTTTCCTGACCTTGAAGAAGGTTGGCAGTATTTGAGTAGGGGCATTTACGGCGCCGAGGGTGTCAAAGGTGATTATGGTATTTATCCTGGTCTTGCCGGCTCACCAGAGTTTGTTGAATTATGGAATCAAGCAAAGCGTTTTGATGACCCTGCCTATCTTCGTGAGATGCAGAAGTACGTAGGTAGTTACACGAAGTTCTTTAAGGCTTATGCAACCATGACTCCTGGTTTTCATGTGCGTAACGGATTGGCTAACGCTGTGAAACTTGCGTTCATGGGTGCTGAGTTTGGCAACATGATGGAAGCCACCCCCTTGTACATCGATTGGATGAAGGCTTCCAGGGCTGGAATGCAGTATGAGGATTGGGTTTTGAGTAAGCCAGCTGAACTTCGTGAAGTGCTACGCATTGCACGAAAGTCTATGTTTGGTTCAGGTGGTGGAATCTTTACTGAAGACTTTAAGGATGCTGTTGGTGGTTCACGTTTGTGGGACAACAAGCTTGTGCGATTCAATGCCAAGTGGGGTCAAGAGTCTGACAACTATAGCCGATTTGTTTTGGGATTTGATTCTGCTAAAAGCGGAATGGATGTTGGTATGGCACAAGCCAGAACGAAACGTGCGTTTTATGATTATGAAGACCTCAGTGAAGTAGATGCGGTCATGCGACAGATTGTTCCGTTTTGGCTTTGGACGTCACGCAACTTGATATTTGAATTGCAGAACCAATGGTTGAATCCTAAGCCATATCAGATTTATCGCTCGATTATGAGAAACATGCGTGACCCTGATTACGAGACATCTGAGTACCCATCCCCATTTGTCCGAGAGATTGGTGGTATCAAATTGCCATTTGGTGACAATCTTTATCTTGCTCCAGACTTAGGTTTTACCAGGACGCCACAACAGTTGGGCGAACTTTTTGACCCCATCCGTTATACCAACAACCTGAATCCCTTGTTGAAGATTCCTTTGGAGGAGTTCTTGGGTAGGTCAGTGTTTACTGGTAATCCTTTGGATAACCCACAGGAACGACTTATTCATATATTGAAGGGATTTGTCCCACCCGTACAGATGGGCGACAGGTTGATTGGTAGCGAGGGAGATGCTGCTAAGAATGCTTGGTTGTCTTTTGTTGGTTCACCAGTTCGTACATATCAAACTAAGGAGAAATAATGAAACGGCAATACACAGGCAACAAAGATGGCGCAGCCAAAGGCTTGCGCCCAGGAATGAAAGTGTTTATTGAAGAAGTAATTAAACTTGGTAACGGTGCTTTCTGGAACAACGGCGATTTTGGTGTTCGCACTATGCGTGGAAAAGAATCCCTGAGTGTTCATGCAACAGGCAGGGCTGTAGATTTTTCTTACCGCAACATGGGCAAAGGTAAGGGCGTCCCCAATGGACGCCGCGAGGCTGTACGCATGTGTAAGTTACTTGTTGACAATGCAGACCTGCTTGGACTAGAAGCATTGTTTGATTATTTCCCAGCACCACACGGTCGTGCATGGATGTGCGATAGAGACGCTTGGTCAAATTACAAGAAGGAAACAATTCACGGAGCCCCTAAGGGTGATTGGCTTCATGCGGAAGTTTCTCCAGAGATGGCTGACTCCGCCGAGAAAATGCGGAAAGCATTTGCTCAACTTGTAATTCCCGCACCTGTGCTTCAGGAAGAAAAACCGAAGCCTGTTTAAGAACTGTTTGTGAAATCACCATCCCGTTAGGGATGTGTGTTGGCATACCAACTGTTTTTATATTTTCTATCTCATCAGGGAAGTACGATGTCACTAGCGTGACATGTCCTTCTAGACAGTCGGGCCATAGCCACCCTACAGTTACAACTGTGCGTGGATATGGTTTGTATTCCTTGATGTCCGTCCAACCGTTTTCACCATCAAAAGCATCTGTCCAATGGACTGATACTAAATCCCATTTACATTTAATTGGTTTCATCATGCTCCTCGTATGGGTCAATGTTTTCTTCTGACAAGTATAGTTCTAGGGCAGATATTAGACCGTTGATAAAGTATGCAATTGATTCAAAGCCATCTTCGTATCCGTTTTTGGTTAGTTCCCAAGCTTTGCACAATTCAATGGCTGACTGATTAGATGCGCTAATCATGAGATTGACACCATTCTTCATGTTGTCAACCATTGCATCGCCATTTTTATTCATGGCATCTACCTGTGCGCGAGGGATAATATCATGAATCCAGTTGTGGTCGTTCGACATATCGTTTCTTTCTTTTTGGGTTAGTGATGTATAAACATCCTTGCGGTAATCCGTTCTCAAGTACACCGTGTCCAATGAGCGTCTCTCCGAAGTATTTTTTAAGTACCTCAGCAACTTCATATATATTGACTTCATTGTCAAATCCCACCGTAATCTGTCGTCTCATCATTGCTTCTCAATCTTTCTAGTACCGTGGGGTCCTGTAACATAATTTTTCTGAGGCTATCCATTGCGGAGTTCCTTAATCTCCAAGCATGAGTTTTAGTTACCCCCAATCTTTCACCTAGTTCTTCTAACGAAATCATTTCTGTATTGACTGCATCAATAATAAAGCGTTCTTGTTCATTGAGCTTTTCAATACAACTAGCAACCGCTTCTCTGAAGGGTTGCAACTCTACTACAGACTCTCTGACGTCTTCACCTGGGGCAGCCTGCATCAACGCCTCCATCGGCGTTTCGGGCCTCCTAGGTCCACGGATAGTTACTTCGTGAAATGGAGTAAGGGGAACTTCCTTATTGCTCGGCACCTGGAGTATCGTATAGAGGATTTGTTATCATGTCCATCACTTCTTCTGGTAGTAGTAGAAACCCTTTAGTTGGATTGTTTGACATTGGGGCAAAGTTTTTTAGACGTTTGTCTGATAATGTCTGTATATACCTCTTTAATCGTTCCACCTTAATAACTACAAGGCTTCCGTCTAGGGCATATACGTAAACCCACCAGTCTGCGAGGGTTACTTCTACACCCGATGGTTTCCATCCGGTGTTTCGTGGGTTCTGTTGTGTTTCCACAACCATCCGACCATTACGATAACGGTCAGTTTTTACTTCAAAGGAACCTGTGGATATTGCGGTGAGGAAGTCTTTGGTTATCTGCTCACCCTTTTTACCGAATTGCAAATCATTTTTGAAGTTGTATTGTTGCGTTGCTGGAATGTCCCAACGATTGTCTTTCATGCTTTTTCCACATACAGACAGACAATTTGTTTGTCATCGGTGTATGCGGTGCCGTTGAGCGCATCAAGTACAGCTTTGGCGTAGTTGTCTAAGTCACCTGTGAGTTTGCTGAGTGGACCTTCAACAAGTGGATTGTGCATGACTGGTTCTATTTGTATTTCTGTACCTTCAACTGTAAAGCGAAGCTTTACTGACAGTAGACCTTTTTCAAAGAGCGGCCCTGTGTACATTCCTTTGATTGTTTTTTCGTATTCACGTGTAGCAGGGTGTGTGTATGCATGACCAGTTTTTGTGACTCTTGGTCTTGCTTTTGCTTTTGGACGAAGTGCGAACACTTGATTGAATATATATTCTTTCATGCTCTGAATGCTCCTGTCGTGAATTCACCGTAGGTGTCTTCAATGATTTTGACGAGTTGTTCTACGCAATCTTCACGCAGATGAAATTTACCCCACCGTTTGTCGGCATCAACAAGAACGATGTAGGCAAGATTCATAGGAACATTATAGTCACACATTCGATGTGCAAGCATGCAAAGCGTGTTAGACCTGTCTTGGTTGGGTAGAGGTCCACCGTACCAGATTGCTTTGATGTGCCGTGAGCAGTGACGCAAGGCTTCTTCTACTGATGCTGATACATCTAGATTCTCCATAGTTGCCTTGGCTCTTGGTCTGTGTTTTTCTGCTAGAGGTCGCAGCATGTTTGCTGTGACCCTGTTGTCTAGAGCTTCTGCAAGGAATGTGCCGAGTTCTATTGGCATGTCTGCATCGTCAATCATGTAGCGATTGGCTGGTGGTGTTGCCATTGCTCCGGGATACGGTAGCCTGACATAATTACCTACATCTTTTGCTTGTTCTTGTTTTGGGTTTACTTCCTTAGCAACTAGATTGATTGCTTCGTGCGCAGCCAAAAAGGCTCTACGCATTATTGGTGCAGGAACCCACTCTGAAGCGAACACCCAGATGTGGTATCCACGAACTGTTTTTTCTATGAAGGCTGGTATGCCTTGTGACTGTAATGCTAACTGGAGGTTTCTGGCTAAGTCAATCTCGTCTACATCGATGTCTGAACAACCCCATCTGACTGTGCTGTCATCTTTGAGTGGGTAGATGCCAATGAGTTCTTCATCATACAGATGACGTGCAAATGATTTGTAGTTGGTTGGTTCCTTGACGGAACCACCTTCCCAAGTACCATACGCATCTGTGCGACCTTGGAAGAGTTCCATGAACTCTTCTATTGCATCATTCATATGGTTGCTCATATTCAAGTCCCATCTGCTTGTATTGTCGTGGTAGTTCACCGTTGAGTTCTCGTAGGCGACCTGTCATGGCGTTGAGTTCAAAGTCAACATCATCAACAAGTTGCCCAGCAGGACGTTTGTTCTTGAGCAAGTTGATTGTCACGGTATGTTCGTGAATTTTTGCTTCATAACGCAGATACTCCAAACGCTCTTGTAAGCGTTCGGAACTACTGCGATTAAGTTTTTCGATGAGTTCATTGATTTCTGTTTGAATTTCATACTTGCGTCTGCGAACACCAAGGATTGCTGTTGCTTGTTGCTCGCCACCGAAGGCACCTGAACTCATAGTAGGTTTTCTACCATCAGCACCTGCGTGTCTTGAAGTTTGGTGTAGCACAAGAAGTGGAACATCATGTTTGCGACCAAAGCCTTTGAGGAAGTTGGCTTTGTCGGGTACAGTTTCACCTGCTTGGATGAGGTCTAGGAAGTCCACGACAACAAGTTCTGGTGATTGATTCCATACATCGCACAGTTCGTTGTAGCCACGTTCCATGTCTGAGATGGTGAGAGATTGGTCAAAGACTGCGAGGTTGGGGTAGTCTTCGTTTGCTGTTTGTCTTAGTAGGTCTATTGCTTCTTGGTCGTGTTGTGCGACTCGTTGCTCAAGAACTCTGGCGTCGATGTTATGAGTGATGCAAGTAAGTTTGATGAGAACAAGTTCTCTTGGTTCGTCAGGGATAAAGAGCGCGACATGCTTGTCGCGGTTATTGCGCAGCATGTGAAGTAGTAATAATGTTTTGCCACCGTGTGCGAACCCCAGCACCATGGCGACTTCGCCTGGTGCAATTCCACGCATCTCTGCGTCTATGCGAGCTATACCGAGGTTGATGCGTTCTTGAGGGGACTGAGCCCATCTGACGAACGAGTCAACTGATTCACCTAATGGTGTATACATTCGGTTTTCGGGAAGTGGGGAAGCATTGTGCTTCCCCACCATTTCCCAGCCCGCAGCAATTTCTTCTGCGGACATTTTCATTACTTACCTCGTGGTGGCCAGTAGGACTTTTCTCCAGTTGTAGCACGGAACGAAGGACGCTTTGGATTTTCTGCCAAACCGTCACGGTTGTCCCATACTTCTGTCACGCCATCACGCTTGCAGGCTTTGATAAGCCATTCAGGGATTGGACCGTGTGTTGTGCCTTTGATACTTACTGACCCACCCGAGGAAACTGCTTCGCTTCCTGCGAATGAGGACTGAACCATCTGGACAACGTTGTTCGTTGTTGTTTCTTGTGCTGCTGATGTGTCACCGAAAATTTCGTCAAACACAATGTCTTTGATGGTTGAGAAGAGTACTGCATACTCGCTAAGGCGAGCATCCATCTCTTTGGTTTTGTCTGTCAAGTCTGCTGCAATTTTTGCACAGACTTGCGTGATTATGGCTTTATCTTTATCCATTACTCTGCCTCCTCGGCGTTATCGGAGCCTAAATAACTCCCCTTGCATTTGTCCCACACTGGGCACCATCTCTGTGAACAGAGAAAGTGTTGGTCATTGGCAAGCCATCGACCACCCGATGTGTTGTTGTTATACATCAACACTGTTCGTGCTAATGCTGTTGCTTGTTCAACAATCCAGTTGCCATGGGCTTCTGTTCTGCTGACACTCACAATTTGTCCGGTACTGGACGCATTGCGAATCATGACACCAAATTTGAAAGTGGCAGGATAATCAATCATGCCCATTTCATATGCTGCTTTGGTGTAAATCGATGATTGGATATTTTGTGTTTGTTTTTCTGCTTGGTAATATTTACGTGCAGCAGTTTTCCAATCCCAAATACTTTCTTGATGAAAGTAATCCATGGTTCCTTCAAAGTGAAGTTCGTAGTCATCAAGCATTCCTACTTGAGTAGAGAACTTGAACTCTGATGTGCCACCCAGTGGCACATTTGGGTAGATGTCTCGCAACCATGCATCGCACATTGAACGAATGTGTGTGTTCCAGTGAGATGGATTGGTGTTGGTAATGTTGATTGCTTTACCAGCTTCAACAAGTTCTTTTTCTTTCCAACGGAAAGATTCAACAGCATGGTCTCCCATGTGTTGAGGTTCTACTTCTTCGTTTAGCACAGCTTCAATGCCAGTGTGACAGGCAGTACCCATCATGGCTGAGTCGTTTTCTTTGCGAGACTCGGGGTGCAAGGCGGAAAGCCTTGCACGTTCAGGGCACATCAGCGCATCACCCAGCCAAGATTGGCGGATGAAGATTTTGTTATTTTCGATTCTCATTGGTTCTCCTTGTTGCGCACCACCTTGGGGGTGGTGCTCAGTGGCTTATACCTGTAAAGACATTATACATACGTTTTTAGAATGTTGTCAAGTACCCCAAGGACCCCATCCGTTGTTATATCTGTCAATTCCATAGTTGTAGATGTGCAACGCAGACAGCAGGTTGATTGCTGGATTAAACAGCGCTTGAGACGTCTCAGGATGCTTTAGGACGCCTTGTTGGTGTAACCATGGTGTCCAGAAGCCATTTATCTGAACTAGCCCTCTAGAGCCCCCAGAAGGGTCTTTGCTGTTAAATGCCGAAGGCATGCACCTGGACTCCCTGAACATAATCATGTCAAGGGTTTTTAGGTCTTTTTGTTTCCACCCGACGTTTAACGCTGTTTCCCAAAACTGTGGGCATTTGGCTGTTTTTGGTGCTTTAGGGTGATTGCTTATTGGTCTTGGTTCTTGGGGGGTTGTGCCACCCAAGAGTATGGCGATTGCCATAATTGCTTTGCTTATCAAATTATTCTCCTTTGAGTGCTTCAATCAGTACGGATTCAAACTCCTTTTTAGCTTCCATAAGCCATAGGTATTCATTGTAAACATCGTCTGCTCTTGGTCCATCACCAAGACGGTTGATTTTTTTAGCCAACTGGTCCACCCCAATAGACAGGGATTTTACGACTGCTCTTAACTCACTAAGTGTAATCGTTACATCAAGGGTTGGTTCATTTTTTCGGGACAAAAACTACATCTCCTGACGCAACTTTCGTTACATATGGACACATTTCTTTTAACGCTTCGATTGCTTGAGTGAAAATGTTATTGAATTCTCGTAACATTTCTAAGTTGAAGTTGTCACAAATCCAAGACCATGTGTATATGTCGATGTCATCTGGTTTTGTTTGCCAGAATATACACACATCTGAGTCCATGTCAAACTTAGATATTTCCTTTATTGCTTCTTTCACTTGCATTAAGAATACCTTCTTCCGATAGTTGGGATTTGACCCATTGTTCACAACGCAACAGCCATCCGTAGGTGTCTACGGATGGCATTTCATTGCCGGCTAACCAATTAAGGAAAGCTCTGAGGTCATCTGCTGATGCAGGTTGATTAGATTGGTTTTGAGAAAGTTTTGAAAGCATTTGCTGCATCTTTCTTGTCTTGAAACAAACGTGACATTGCGTCTTTGAGACTACCTCTTGCCTGGTTCTCGTCATATTGCAACTCACGTTCATCTTTGAATCGCACAGAAGAAGATACAATACCTTTGCTGTCGCAATACACAAACAGACGCACTCTTGTGCGCTCTGGATGCTTGCTTGGTGCTACTGCGTTATCTTCATCACCTGTTAGACCTTTGTCAATTGGTGCTGCCCAACCCGTAGTGACAACTCCGAAGCCGTCATACGTAATGAGTTTCACTGCTGACTCCCAGTTGGAGAGTAGTTGATACACATCGCCATCATCTGATTCTTTGATTGCGATTGCGCCACCATCTGCAAACTCATGCACACCGTATAGTTCTGCTTTCTCCATTTCAAAAGCAGCATCACCTTTGGGTATGAGTTTTAATACTTCTTCGTCAATTACTTTGAATTGCGTCATTTGTGTTTATCCATTTCTATTGTGTTGTGTTTATTTGAACATGTTGGATTATTTGATAATGGCAAGTATGTAGTCAAAACTTTTTTACACACTTGACATATCCAATGTTGTATTTTTTGTACCATTTCTATTCCTTCCTTGCAGGACGACACCGCCCCACATCCCGTAAGAACTGGTGTTTTTGCCATATTCTAAGCACTTTTTCTTGCATGAGCATGTGCTACAGATTTTCTTTGCTACACGAAAATTGAAGACTTGCTCTGCTTTGTCTCCTTTTTTGGGGAACCACCATGCAGTTGGTTTGCCGTAGCACATTGCACCAATCATCCAGTTTGTATTAGACATCTGCGTTGTGGTTCAGTCTGTTTGAAATTATTACCATGACTTTCTCGGCAACTTCGTTTGCGATGTTTGTCGACATGCTGTCAATTTTGCTTTGGATGAAATCTTCTACACTGTTTGATTCATACAACTCGCCAACAGCATTTGTTATGACGCTTCGGAAGCGTGGGTAGTTTGTGATTGCTCGTAGGAATCGTTCATCAGTAAAGAATGTGTCACTGTCGATATTAAGGTAGTCTGTGATTTGACTGAAGTCAAAATCTTCTGACATTATCCGAGCAATATCACGGGTGTCGATTGTGTCGTACACCCAACTGCTGATTTTACGAGCGAACGATGCATCATCTTGCATGTATTCTGCAATTTGACCAACCAACTCGGTGTTTGATGGGATACGTCCGGTCACTTGACGTTCTACTTCGTCATGGATTGTTGTCTCTAACGATTGATTGAACAACGAAGGCATTGACGCACTGTCAATGCTGACATTGAACTCAATTTCACCTGGGATTAATTTGATAGTTGTCATTTTGACAGCTCCTTTATGTTTGTTGTGTATGTTGTTTCATTGTGTATTTCATTTGTATAGAACTTTTCTAGGTCTGTCCAACATTGGCAGCCACCATAATGAGCACAATGTAGACACGCAGTGCAGAATGCGCATTCAATTGTGATTTCATCTGATGGTCTGTACTCTTCGTTGCCACATGCGTAGCATTCAATGAGATTTGTTTTGTTATCTATTTTTTGAGTGAAGACCAGGAGTTTTTTATTGATTGATGCAAGCATGTTTTCATCTTCATCTATGAGTAAGTCTGCTTCATCGTCGTAAGCATCAGACAACATTTCCATGTCTTTGCCCGTGGCATTAGATACATATCGACGTTGTTCGTAGTCCCAACGATACAAACTACGGTCATAGTAGCCGTTGTACTCGTAGCCATAGTCATCTTCTTCCCATACACCAATGTTGTTGTAGTCGTACATTTTTGCTGCTTTTGTCGTGTATGTAATACCTTCATACTTTTTGTATGAAGAATTAGACCACCACATGCCTTGGTCCCAGTGACCAAGATGTGAATTTAGAATGTACCAATTGTATTTTGCGTCATCGTGGTGGGTGAGGAATACTAACTTGTTGCCACCAGCCCATTTTTCCATTTTGTCGAAATATTCAGTGTCATCAAGTGATGTGATGCCACCGATAGCAGGCATGATGTCTTCGGCAAACACTTTTGTGTCACTGCGTTTGTCACCTTTGGGTATTTGCACATCGAGAATACCATTGTGACCCATAACAGATGTTGGGTCATCACCAAGCAGGAACGGATGACAGTTGTCAACAGTTTCTGAACCATGCGTAGCCCACCTGAAGTGGAAGATAGCAGGGCCCTTGTGTTTGTCACGTGCATCAACGAACTTGTTTGCTATTTCATTGAAGTTCATTGAGTGAGCTTTGACAAAGCCTTTAGATTCTAAGATTGCAAATCCGAAACCGTCACCGTTTTGTATTGCAGCTTCTTTGAACCGAGCCATGTCTGGCACGACATCTTCTGGCATGAATGTTAAAAGACACATTAGTATGAACCCCCTGTTGATTGAAACTTGACTCTTTCTGTGATGCGTGTATTTAGCAGGCTGTACACATCACCCTGTTTTGCTACCCAAGACTGGAAGCCTTTGAATCTGAGTGCATTCTCTTGAAGAATCTCACGAGTAGTAATGTTTTCTGTGTAATGGAATAACGCATCACAGAACTGCAGACATGCTTTGACTGTTGAGGACTTTAACGAAGGACGAAACAATCGTAATTCGATAGTTTTATCTGGTTGAAGATTGACAGCCATGCTGCGTGAATTGTTGACATCTTCGCCCTTGGCAAACTTCATCATGTTTGCACCACGAACCAATGTCCCATTGTCCGCTATCCAGTCACGATGACTGTTAAGGAAACGCTTGATGTCGTAGCTTGCGTATTGGTCGCTCTCACGACCAGCAAACTGGACCATCTCAAAACGATTTTTGTACACAAAGGTCATGAACTTGAACTTGTGGCTAGTGTCAGCAAATGCAGACTTAGCAAGGTGAATGTGCAACCCACATGAAGGTTTAGTCCATGCTCGGAATCCATCACGTGCAAGTTGCTCAATGCCATCCCATTTGAAATGATTCATGAAGTATTGCAACTCGCCTGGATGTGATACGATTTCGAATCCGTTATATAGTGAGCCATCTTCTTTGATGTAGATGTCTGATTCTTTACTGCTGTTTACTTGATTGAGTAGTTGGCTTGCCATGTTGTAATTGGATTGGTCGCCTGATGCGTTTTCGGTTTCTAACTCAAAGCCCATTGTTAGCGTTGTTCTGCTTTCACCTGCTTTGATTTTAGAGACATACAATGAATGCGTTCCATCCGAACGCATAAACGATGCTCTTGGTTTGTAGCCGTAGTTATGGATATAACGATTGCTACTATCTTCATCATCATTGTCATTATCTTCATCATCTGAAGAGTAGTAATTGTCCATGATTCCTTCATGGCAATTCAAGCAATACAGACCACGCAAATAGTCGTTTCTGTATTCACCTGTTGCATCACAATCATCTGATGCGCATACTACTCTTTCTTCTTCTCTGAATCTTTCAGCTTCACTAGATGTTGGCATCACTGCTCCTTGTGTGTCGTTTGTTGGTTTCTCTCATTGCGATTCCGTCTGACCAAACAATTGTGTTTGGTAACTCGAATAAGTTTGACAAAGCATTGAAGTAAAAAAATGCTTCGTCATGTGTTTTGAATGGAATATCAATTACAACAGGGTCATGGTCATCAGTCCATGACGTTGCAATACGAATTGATGTGACAGAACCGTTGTTTGTCATCATCACTACTTCACCTTTCATTTGATTCTCCTATCTTCCGTAAATAAGAACTTGCCTAGCAAGTGCTCTGTTTAATTTTTGTTGCACTTGTTGTTTGTGCATTGGATATGGATTTTGCAATCTGCTGATGATGTTGTCAAATCTATCTACATACAGCCAGACCCAACGCAAATCCTGCAAGGTGAGTTCATCAGTAAAAATTTCCAAAAAACTCAACCATTCTTTTTTTTCTTTTTTGTAATACTCAACATCTTTACTCATTATTTCTCCTTGTTGGGGGGTGTTTCTTGCGACCCACAGCGCAGCGGGGGCGCAAGAAACGCACCTGACGTTTTGTTTACCCATTTGTTTCCATTGAAATATTTTTTGAACTCATATTTTTTGAATTGCATTATTTGTATTTTCATATTTTTTGCCCCATCCGATTGCTTTTTAGTTGGGTGGCAGTAAAACGACTTACTCTTGGCCCGGTACGGGTCGAGAGTAAGTCGTTGTGGTTCATGGTTATGTTTTGACCTGACGATTTCAGCTCTGCTGAAATAGTTTGGCTCAGGGCAATTTCGCTTGCGAAATAGTGCGGTAGCACGGTGCTCCTAGCCTTGTAGTGAACCCACTTGGCCCCGGCAGGGGACAAGTGGGTTCGGGTTGACATGGACTATGCCATTGGGTCAAACGCAGGTCGTGCCTGCTTTTCGCCGATGTTCGGGTTCGTCTCGTTCTTGACAATCTTGAGACCGATGTCAAGTGTGCCTTTGCCGTACTCGTAGACAATCTCTTTGCCTTCTGAGTTGACCCAACTGTGTACAACCTTGGATGGTACGGTCATGCCGTTCTCATCAAGGACTTTACAGTTTTTCTCTGAGTCCCAAGCGTCAGCAAGTTTCCATGATGACTTTTTGATTGTCAGTCTGGAACCTTCGTTGATTTTGTGTGCCATGACCTTTTCGTCAGTCATGTAGACTTGCCACTGAACTTTTGGCTTGTCTGCTCCGCCCATGGCAACGAATTGCACGAACTTGCCCATCTTTGGTCCGTCGCTGACTTTGGCAACTGTGTATGTTGCTTCGTCTGTGGTGTCGGTCGTGGCTACTGCCTTCGCCGACTTGGTCTTTGTTGATGTGGTCATGATGACCTTTCTGTCCTGTTGGACTTTGTTGTTTGTTTTTTGTTTATTTATTTTTTATTTTCACTCGGTGGGCTTGCGACCCACGCGAACGCGGGGGCGCAAGACCAACGAGAAATCATGTTGCTCGTCTACGCTGATTCTCATTGATTGCTGGGAACCTGTCTTCTGTGTAGTCATCGTCTTGCTCGTAGCAAGGCGTGGCTACATCATCATCAATGTTTCTGATGAAGAAGCGATTATCACGCTCATCGTCCTGACGATTTAGCACTTGCTCTGGGTCTGTGTCATCAAACCCATCAAGTTCATTTTGAAGTTGTCTGGACACTCCACCATAGAAGCGTCCAGCAGGATGCTTCGGTGTATGACTTGGCTCAAATTCACTCATAATTACCTTTCGTTAAAGGGTTTCACTTGCTCGCACGGAATCGGGCGAGCAAGTGAAACACATGTTTGTTACTTAATCCCGTCAACAAATTTCCACGGGACATCATGGTCTATCTGTTGGTCTAGTGCGTACTCGTAGCCTGCCACGCAGGCGAAGAGTACAGCGACTAGATGAGAGACGAGTAGCACAGTAAAGACGCCCCAGAAGTTGGTGACAATCATTATGAAAGCCTGATGAGGGGACGAATTACTCCCGCAACAACAACTTCGTTGACATTCTTGATGATGATATTCCAAGTTGCGCACAAGTCGGAAGCCTGTTGATTTGTCTCACAGCACATTTGTAGGATGTGACTGTCGGAACTGTCACCGTTTGGTGACGAGAACCATAACTCAACTAGCAACCCACGCTGTTCACAATATGTTGGTAATCCACGCATTGAACTCTCCTTTGTTATTCATATCTACCCACGGTGGGCAATTGAACGCACAAGTCAGGGGGCTAACCTGTGCGCTCTCAACTAACCGTGTGTTAGTACTCGTAGTTCGTTGGGTCAAGAACATGACCCAAGGTGTACGCAACTGCTACGACCGACATCTTGTAGAAGTCTGTGTAGTAGTCCATGATTATTGCTGTGTCGGACTCACCGTATTTTGCTACCAAGAAGTCATTAACTTCTCGTCTACGTTGTTCGTCCATTTCATCTAACTCGCTTATCTCTTCATCACCGAAGTCATCATCGTGGCTATTCAAAGCACTCATGACAGACCCCTTTCTGTGGCTTGTGCCACTGTTTGTTTTGGGTTCTAATCACGAAATAATTTCTCTCGCGAAGCGTTTGAGAGAAATTATGTTTTATCAGTAGGTTTTGACATGGTGTTAAGGGGTTAACAAAGCCCTAGAGCATAGGGGCGACCACTTAGAGCGGTTTACCCGAGCACTCCACACGAGACTACGCTCGTTCAGTCGCAGTGGGGGCGCATGGCTCTGACACCAAGCGTCGCATGGCGATGCTGGTGTTAGCACACGAGGGGGGGAGTCGGGGGGGGGTGGGGGTACTCAAGTAAAAGGATGGTATCTGCTCAGGGCGAGAGCACTATCCTAAAAACATAGGGGGGTACTTAAAGAATAGGGTACCTTAATGAAAAATAATATGAGAACTATCTGTAGTTTTTGGTCTTCTGTGCAATCTTTGTTGGTTGTTTGACAAACTGTTTGCCTGCTTTATTGCCTTTGGCTTTGGCTTTGTTTGTGGCAGCTTTTTCTGCAGGGCTGAGTGCATTCCATGCTGCATCTGAGAGATAACGTTTCTTACCTTTTGATGGTTTACCGTCTGAGGTACGCCATTTTTGGTCTGTCCAGTTTTTGAGGGACTGTTGAGACTTAGCAAGTGCCATTACTTGTAGCCTCCGCCCTTCTTCTTGTATTCGCTAGCAAGCAATTGAGCTTTACGGGCTGACCATTCGCCCGGGTCTCCACCTTTGGTTCCTGCTTTAATTTTCTTGAACAGTCCTGCTCGCATTCCTGGCTTGGTGTAGTTGCCTGCAGCGTTTACTTTGGACTTGGTTTTTTTGTTTGCCATTACGAACCTTTAACCCATTTCTTGTTGTTTGGTTGGGCTGTTTTTGACGGAGACCATTTTACTTTGTCTGCCCAATACGCTGGAGACATGGGTCCTTTGGCAATGTTTTTGCCGTGACGAGACTTGAAGGCTTCACGTTGACCAGCAGTCTGATTGGTTTTTACATTTTGTTGACCGAAACGTAGAGTTTTGATTTGTCCACCGCTTTTGGCTACAACGATGTGAGATTTGGTTGGGTGTCCTGGAGTGGCTTTAGGTTTGTTGAAGCCGGCTACGCCAGCTCTGGTCAATCGAGGGTCTTTTTTGCTTGTTGCCATTTGCTTATCCTATTCTTGTGCTACAGCAATCGCATGGCGATTGCGTATCTTTTACTAGTAGCTTTGGGTGTTCCGCTCTTGGGTCGCTCACGGTGTTCCGCTCCCCCCTGGTACTGTTACATTGGTTCGTTACCTAGCAGAGAGTGGTTGCGCAACCACGCACAGTGGTGTAACAAAGAAGTCTTTAGATGATGAAACAAAACGAAGAGATGACCCTCACTGCACCGCAGGAGAAGTATTTGGATTGGCTGTGCACCGCTCCGTCGGAGCGTGTGCCAGCATCTAAGAACAAGTACTCGATGGAGAACGCAGTTGATATATCAACGATGCGCAGATGGGAAAAGAAAGACATCTTTCGTAGCCGGTGGAAGACACAGGTGGATGACATTCAGGGTTCGCCAGAGCGAACCCAGAAGCTTTTAGACAACTTGTACAACAAGGCCCTGGAAGGTGATACCAAATCCGCTGAACTGTATTTGAAAGCGACTAATCGGATGGCTCCGCCATCAGTAACGATTAGCTCTAATAAGAAGACAGTGGATTTGACGGATGCCGAATTGGATTCGTTGATTGCCACTATCGCAGAACGTGAGAAGGCTGGTCGGGTTAAGTTGAGGGCTGTTTGATTTTGTTGACCTGCCCTGATTGTGGTGAGGAGTATCCTCCTCAGGTAACTGACTGGCTTTGTCCGATTTGCGGTGTAGATGATAAGAAGCAAATGGTGACGTTTGAATTGAGGGATTATGGCAACGACTAACGATGCAATGTACGAAGCATTGGTTGTTCTTTATCCTGATGCCGGCAAGACGCTTGGCGACTTGCTGTATACCCATTGGTCTGTTGAGGGTCTTGGATACCGTGGAACACTAGAACGTGATTACTACATTGCTTCTGGTGCACCAGGGTTTACCCTTGGTGACTTAGCAAACAACTTTTGGTCTGACCCAGACTTCGCTGTATCCAACTTGGAGTTAGAGGATGGTAACGATTTGCTCTTAGAAGATGGGACCTCGTTTGCGTTAATGGAGATTGGTAATGGCTGATAAGAAGATTACACAACTAGATGCTCTTGCAGAAGTAAACAGCGTTGACCTATTCTTGGTTGTGGATGACCCATCTGGTACGCCAACTTCGAAGAAGGTGGCTGCTGCCGCAATTTCCGAGTTTGTTATTGACAACATTGTTTTTCCAACAGGGGTTGAGGACTTGGATGACCTTGGTGATGTGACCGCACCATCGCCATCTACTGGCAATGTATTGCAGTACAGTGGTTCTGCTTGGGTGAACGTACCCTCGCACGATGACCAGTTCATGCTGGCGGCAGCAGTTTTTAATAGTTAATCCCATCTAGGGAACGAAAGGTTATATAGATATGGCAACATTTAGCAAACTAGCATTACAACCAGCAGGCACCACAGGCACAGGTCTTGGTATCCTTGTTGCTGCCACCTCAACTGCTGGCACAGCAATTCACACAGCGTCAGCAACAGCAACAACCATTGATGAAATCTGGTTGTATGCAGTTAACACCCATACATCAGACATTAAGTTGACGATTGAGTGGGGCGAAGCAACTGAACCAAACGGAAACATTGAATATACGGTTAAGGCTGAGAATGGTCTTTACCTAATTGTTCCGGGTCTTTTGTTGCAGGGCAATGCAACCGCTAAGGTTGTTCGTGCGTTTGCTGCAACAGCAAACGAAATTGTGATTCACGGATACGTTAACCGCATCACAGCGTAAGGTCATCTTAGATGCCTAGTTTTTTAACTAACACTGCAGGTGGAAAAGCGATTGGCGGTGGTGCGTTGGCACCACGCAGTCGGCGTGGCAACACTGCTCAGGCTGATGCTTATTGGCGTGGTGGTGGTGGTGCTACTCCGCCTCCAACCGTAGAGTATCTTGTTGTTGGCGGTGGTGCAAGTGGTTCTAACACCAACTTAGGTGTAGGTTCTGGTGCTGGTGCTGGTGCGGTTACTACCGCATCTGGTTATACCGTTGCGGCTGGAACACCTCTCACCGTTACCGTTGGAGGAGCAAATAGCACTTCTGTATTTAGCGGAATTAGTGCTGGAACTGGTTCTAACGGTCAAAACGGAAACTATTTCAACCCACACGGAAATGCTGGTGGTTCTAGCGGCAACGGTTATTCTGGTGGAGGTGGAGCAGGTTATGGTGCGGGCGGCGGTGGAGGTGCAGGCGGAAACGGTGGCGGTGCTTCAAACTATTATTCTGGCGGCGGCGGAACTGGTGTGGCTAGTTCAATTAGCGGTACTTCAACTTACTACGGCGGTGGCGGTGGCGGTGGCTGTTGGGGCAACATTGGTGTAAACGCAGGTGGCGGTGGCGCAGGTGGTGGCGGTTCGGGTGGTAACGGAGACTGCTCATCGGGAAGTGCTGGGTCCGCAAATACAGGTGGCGGTGGTGGTGCGCACAATAATGCTGGTGGAAGCGGTATAGTAATCATTAGATATGTAGATAGTTTTGGAGTTGCTGCTGCAACAACAGGTTCGCCAACATACACAAATGCTGGTGGTTTTCATGTTTATAAATTCACTGGCACAGGAAGCATCACTTTCTAATGGCACATTTTGCAAAAATAGAAAACAATGTTGTTACGGCAATAACCGTTATTAATAACGATGTTGTGGGCACAGAGTTTCCTGCTTCGGAACCAATTGGACAACAGTTTTTGACTAGTCATGGTTATGATGGTGTCTGGGTACAAACATCTTTTAACAATAATTTTAGAAAACAATATGGCTTGGTTGGTTCTACATACAATGAGGAAAACGATATTTTTATATTGGCTCAACCATTTCCTTCTTGGACTTTGGATTCTAATTTTGACTGGCAACCGCCAACTCCTCGACCAACAGATTATTTTTCCCGTTGGGACGAAGGCCTGTTGTCATGGATAAGAATAGATTATTAACACAAAAGTTAGATTGTTTAGAACAACCCGACTTTACAAAAATTGTTGATTTAATTAGTTCCGATAATTTTCCTTGGTATTTTCACGCAAACTACCATAATCAAACAGACATTCCGGATATTAACGATATATCCACGCATGGATTCACTCACATTCTTTATGGTGAAAATCAAATACATTCAAATTATTACAACGATTTTTTGCCCATTTGTTTTGCTATTCAAAAATTGTTTGAAGAACCAATTCTTTTTACAAGAATGAAAATCAACATGACATTAAATGTTGGAAAACAAGTTGCCATAAACGACCATATTGATGAACCTAATTTTGTTGACTATGGAAAAAAATGGAAAACAGCAATTTTTTACATAAATGATTGCGATGGAGACACATTGTTTTTTGATGAAACCAATACTGTCATCCATTCGCAAACACCGAAAGCAAATACATTAGTTGTTTTTGATGGAAATACTTATCATGCACCACAATTACCAAACATTTTTCCTAGAAGATTGGTAATAAATTACAATTTTTTACTTGACGAATGAAGCGTTATTCTCGTTGGCTGATATTTGTGCCAGTGGCAATCTTGGCGTTGTTTGCGCCGCAAGCCAACGCTGAACCCGTAGCAGGATTACAGGCTACTTATTACGCAATAGATACCGTACCTCCCACACGGTCAGATGACATCTATACCGTTTGCGGTAGTGAAGTGGAAAACAACATCAACCGTTCCTACGACGGTGAACCATACCTAGATTGCACAAACGACTTGTTCATGGTTCACATGACAGGCTTTATTGAGATACCTGAACATAACACCATTGAGTTTTGGTTGGCTTCAGATGACGGTGGCATTATTGATATTGGTGGCAACGAGTTGGGCTACTGGGGCGACCAAGGTTGCTCCGCCTACGAGTCTGGACAGATAGACATTAGTGCAGGCAGCCAACCACTAGACCTGTGGATGTACGAATATGGCGGTTCAACGTGCATAATGCTCGCTTGGAATATCAACAGTCAGGGATGGACAATGGTTCCTGATGAAGCGTTCACAACTAACGGTGTTCCAACTACAACAACTATTCAGGAGACAACAACCTCATGGGAATCCACAACAACATCCACGACTACAACGACGACCACTTCTACTATTGCACCATCTACGACTGTGCCTGTAATAAGCGAACCAACTATTACGACACCTCAAACAATTTCCACACTCCAACCAGAGCCGACAATGCCAGACCCGCCAGCAACGGTTCCTCTACCACAAATAGAGCCACCAACCATGCCAGAGGTACCAGTCCTCTTGCCACCAGAGATTGAAACATTTCCACCAGAAACAT